AATGACCACACTGGTCAGACTGGATTCAAAATATGCCCCTTTTTAAAGTGGGCTCATCTGATAAACAAAAATGAGCAAAAAGAAAATATACATATCATCGCCGATTACTGGCTACAACCTCAACGAGCGACACAAGTTTTTCGCTCGGATCGAGAATGAACTGACAATCCTCGGCTACAAGGCAGTCAATCCCATGGCTAAACCGCTGCCCGACTCTGCGCCGCACACGGAGCACATGAAAGAGGACTTACGCCTGCTCCTTGGCTGTGACGGCATTGTCGTACCGAACCGATGGCGTTGTTCAAAAGGCTGTGAAACGGAACGCCGTGTGGCTGACGCTTGCGGAATACCGGTTGTCGGCGTGATAGGCGAGACGCACGATTTACAAATCACAAACGCAATATAACTATGAACGCAAGCTATTTAATAAGCCGCACCCCAAGAAGACCGTATGTCATTGCGCCAAGCGTAAAGCAGAAAGAGGAATTGTTAAAGAGCATTGACCGCTATTGTTCGCTGTATTACATCACAATGGGGTCGGCGTACAATATTGCCCAGACAGCTATGATAGACGCTTGGGGCGCAATTAAAGAGGACAAGAAGCTGTATCGTCAAAAGACAAAGCAAAGCATCAACAAGGCTCTTGCCGCATACAACACATGGGATGCGAAGATGCGCTTTGTTCTTGCCGACCGCTATCAGCTTTGGCTTGACCTGTCTGACGCGTCGGAGGCGGAACTCAAACCGCTCGTCAAAACGCTCTATTACTGCATCGACAACTATTTCTTGAAGAACCATGTGCCGAAGAGCAAGATCGTCGCCCGTATGGAGGCTGCAATGGTGCTGATAGATGTTGCGGTAAGCCTGTTCAGAAACCTGTTTGACAATATCTATAAGAAGATAGGAGTAAACTTGCGCCCAGCGTTCAACGAAGGCAACGCTCAGGATTTGCAGCACAACTGGAACAACGCCATGTCGTCCGTAATCAACTCGATACCGGGGATGCCGGACATTGACATCAACGACGATGCGGACAGCGTTCAGGCAGCGAAGAATATCATAACGAAACTCTCTAACGAGGGCATCTACGACCGCGCAGGAGAGTATGCGTTGCAGCTGAATCCGGAGTACAGACCGGAAACCTTCGGAGAGTAGACCGATGTCAACCGCGCACGGACAGCAGGAGTAACATCTTGTTGTCCGTGCGCGTTTTTTTGTTATCTATCCTGCAACGTAAACGCCCGACCGTACAGCAGTAACGTCAGAACAATCAGCGTATAGTCCGCTATCCGTGTCGTTTCTGAAATACACAGCGTGCCGTGCCCTAACCTTATCAGAATAACTCCTGCAAGATACAGGAACGGTATTCGCCACACCCAGCCGAACTTGAAAAGAAAGCTTGCCGGCAGCAGAACGGCAGGCAGTACGACATACGCCAATGCGTATAACGACACCACCAAAACGGCGTTCTCGTTCAGATCCAAGCCCATTGATGCGGCGTTATGGTGAAACCAATGCACACCCAGCCAGTGTAAAACCATAAGGAGTATAGGTATCACTCTTATGCCGATTCTGTAAAACCAAAACAGCTTTTCGGCAAGCGTATTTGTCTGTATTGTTTTCATACCGCTAAATTTTTCTTACGTGATTAATATATTCTTTAATTCGGCAATATCATCTGTGGTAATGGCTATACTCTTGTTGCTGCCAAACAACAAGGCAGAGATAATACCGTCAGGCATATCAATAGAGACACATCCTTCGCCTATTGTGCCATGAAGAAGCCCGATATCAAAAGGCTTTTTCTCCATCGCTTTCAGTATTTGCATCGCGTCTTCGAAAACAGATTCCGCATCAACAACTCCATTTTCATCAGCGACAAACAGGGATAGATCGTCAATTTTCTCTTCCCATTTTTCCTTGTTACGACAAACGATATTGTGCGCTGCCCGCTTCATATACACAGAAGGTATGGCAAGCGACGGATTGCCTTTTATCATGTCGTCAATTCTTGCGTCTATCCATGTTTCTATTGACGGCGCAAGACGTTCTTTCAGTTTTTGTAAGTTCATTTCTTATTCCCTCCCTTCTTCGTTCCTTGAACCATAGCAAGATATTCCTGCCAAGTCTTGTCACTATGGTTTGTCATATAATCGTTAAGCATAGCTGATTTTTGTTCCTCTGCTTGCGCTACTTCTTTTCTCAGTCGTTGCATCAAAGATAGATGTTTCTTCAATGCGTCTTGTCCTTGCTGAGTGCTTTCAATACGAGGACGTATGATGCGCAATTCCTCGTCTTGCACAAGCTTAGACACATATTGCAAGCTGTCAACGTACTCTTGATTCTGCATCAAGTACTGACGTTGTGCGCCTGTAAGATTGTCTTCAATCTTGTCAATTTCATCCCATAAAGGGGTGGAAGACTGCTGTGCTTGCATATTGATAGATGCTCGCTTCTGCTGTATTGCCTCATACATCTTCTGTAGCTCGGCATCCATCATCTGCGGATGCTGCTGGCCTGTACCCATATCCAATAATGGGCTGTTTCCAAAATTCATCATAATCAATATCTTTAAGTTGGTGATATGTTATAGAGAGGTGAGAGGGCATCCACCAACGAGGGCAAACGCCCCTCACCAACTCATTTTTTCTTAGTCCGTCTAACCGACTTCCTTACAGCTCTGTTACGCTCCTGTAGTGGGAGTGGAAGGAGCAGTACCGTTACAGCAATAGCTGCCGTAACCAGTAACTACTGGCGTAGAAGGGAGCACAAGCTGACCATCTATCTTGCGGCAACACTTCTCGTTAACGTAAGCCATCATCAGCTTCTCCTTGTAAGGAGTAAGAGCCTCCATCACGGCTACCTTCTTGTCGAGGTCGCTATACTTAGCCTGTAGTGCGTCATACTGGTCTCTCTGATTCTTGTACAGACCGAAGTCCGCATCAATCTGAGACTTGTAAAGACCGAACTCAGCCTGCATTGCACGGCGGTTCTCGGCGTTGATCGCATCGTTAGCACCTTTATACATAGAGAACTTCTCTGCGATGTCTGTCTCGCGCATAGCGTAGAACTTGTTAGCGGTGTCGAGCTTCATACCGAACATGTAGGTAAGCAGCTTCACCTCATCATCGCATTCCTTCTCCATTACCTGCAAGGCAGTTGGCTGATTAGAACTTGCGCCAGCCCCATAAGCGTTGATGTTTACATTCTCAGGCATATTGCTGCCACCGAGTGAACCAAACACGCTGCGGTTGTTACCGCCAAGCAACCAAGCGCCAGCACCGAGTGCCGTGCCGATGATACCAAGGGTAAGACCAGCATTACCTGTTGCCTTAGAAGCATAATCATCGTGCTTCTTTCCCTCTTCGTAGATTTTCTTCTCTACTACTTTTGCATCTGTCATCTCCATAATACAATCTTTTTAAATCCTCAATATTAACTAACACTATTCTGTAACGTTACAGGCACAAAATTAGCGTGTTACGACCAATAAAGCCATAACACGCTCAAAGATTTTGTATTATACTGATAGTCAGATATTTAAAGTGATAGCCGGTACTATCACTTGCTTCTCTTCTTTCTTATAAACCACAGAATGTCCCACTTCTTCCAGTATCGTGTGTGCCCGCGCTTCTTGCATTCCCCGTTCGGTATGTCCCCGCGCTTGACCATCCTGTTTAATGTTGCGTCGCTCACGCCCAATCTGTCCTTTACTTCCTCTGCGCTCATCATGGGGTTTAACATATTCGGAAGTATGTCCTGGCAGAGCGTTTCGATGTCTTCATCGCTCATCCCGCAAGCTGTTACCTTCTCGCCATTCTTCTGTTGTTCCCATGCCTTCATACAGCTCTCATACAGAGATTTCAGAATGAGAGCCAAGGTGTAATAGTTGAATACTTTTCTTTTCATAGCCATTTTGCTTTAGAAGAAAATCCTTTTACCTATTCTTGTTCTTGTTAATAACCAATCTATTACCCAGTACAAGTAAAATACTCCTGTCATTACTATTACAGACATACATGACATTACCATTTCTTTAGTGGTATACCAAGACCAATAAGTGAGATGTATAGCATTTACACCGAAGTAATAAAAGAACGGAATCCTGTATACCCAACACAGCCAGAAGAATCTACTGAACAGTATGAGCACAAGTGGTAATACATACAGTAACACATATATAAATGCGTAGCTTGGCCAGTGTTCGGAATGCACGATAAACATTTCTCTCGGATTCTTTGAGAAATCCAACATGGCAAAACTATGCCACACCATTATACATATAGGTAGCCATTTAGTTATCCACTTGATGAATTTCAACAATCTTCTTGAATAGCTGTTACCACTCATTATTAACAGCGAGATAACCTCGCTCACGTCCATTCCGTCTAAAACAGAAAGGAGTGCCTTTTTCTTTTCTTCTGTCATAATCGTTTAGTCTAAAATCTGATATTGTGCAAATATAGCAAAAATTATCAGAATGCAGTTAATTTAACTGTTAATTTTTCAAATAGTTAATACATACTTGATTTAAGTGGCAAAGTGTTATGTAAAAAAGGTTTATTATTACAATTTGGAAATTAAAGCCTTACCTATCCTCTACGGACGGGCAAGGCTTACCTGAAACAAATCTATTAACCTTAAATTAAAAAACTAATAACTAAAGCCATTAACCATATCTAATAATCCAAACAATTTCCTTTTTTTTATTCTTTCTTCCCGCTGCTCTTCAGCCTTCCTCTCGCATATCTGAGAGTCAGCAGAACCACAGCGCCTATTATTATGACAGCGATGCAGGACGCGATGGGCTTCTCGATGTTCCTTTCCCACCAGCTCAGCTTTCTCTCCACCGGCACAGGCACGTCATTGTTTTTTCTGCCAATGTTCGCCATCGAGTCCACCATCGCCTTGTACGTCACTAAGCTGTCCTTCATTAGCGTGTTCAGCGAGTTCTCCACGTACCTGTTCCTCCAGTGCCAAGCCTCAGTCTTCTTCACGTTTCCGTCTTCGTCCACGGTCGTAGCCGTCGAGTCCCTGCTCCACGTCTTGTCCGTCTTCGCCCTCTCCACGTATCTCAGCGCTATGCGGTTCCAGTACACAGTGTCCTTCACCACCTTCGTCACCCTCACGCTGTCCGTTCTTGTCAGCACCGCGGGCTTCTTCGCGCCGCAGCCGGCCAGCATACTGACCATCAGGCAGAGCAACATCCCCCACAGTGCTCCTACAAATTTACTATATAATTCGTCCATCATAACCGTTTCTCCTTAAAAACTTTATCTTCCTTCACTCTTTTTTCATCGCCTCCTCCACAGCCTCGCCGATGTCCTCGTCTTTCTTCTTCATCAGCGCTATAAGGAAGCGCTTTATCGAGAATCTGTTCTTCACGCCGTGCAGCTCACACACATGCCCGACGATGGAGTCCACCTCCCATACACACCCAAAGCCAAGTCCTACCGCCGCCGTCACCACATGATTCGTCCATCCCAACGGCTCGAAGATAGCCAGACCGAGCACCGAACCTAATATAAGGTACGTGATATAGTCCACCGCCTTGTTACACGTTCTCCTGCCCGCTCTCGAAAAGCGGAAATGCTCATGTTTATGCAGACTCTCGCTCACGCCGAACCAGAAGTCCGCCACTATCAGCACCACTATCAGCACCAACATCCATCTCAGATCGAAGAGCGCAGACAGCGCCTCCCCTCCCATTGTCCCCAAAACGACGGCCTTACCCGTACTTGTAGTCAAGTTATTAACCATCCAATCAATCTTTTTTACATTAACAAAAATCCCAAACAAAAGAATAATCCTTCCTAAAAGCCAAGAAGCTTAGCAGCTCAGTCCAGCCTCCTTCATCGCCTTTCTCACCGTCCCGAACATCTTCCCCATAGTCTCCACGTAGTTCGGAGCCGTAGCATACTTTTTCCGCCCCTCCTGTATCTTCTTCACGTAGTTCTCAGGACTCATACGGTACGCCCATGCTTCAGGCCACGATTTCTTCAGCACAGCGGCATGGTCTCTCAGAGCCTCGCCCAGAGTAGCATAGTTTCTGAACAGCCGCTTGCAAGTATACTTATACAGACCCTTGTCAGCCACATGTTCTATTTTCACCACCTTCTCCGGAGCCGTAAACCTCACCGTCTTCGTTTTGAAGTACTCATGCGTAGTGACAAGCAGGCATTTCTCCACAGGCCACCCGCCTCTCGTTATCCCGAACACGTTATACTTGCCGATGGTGCTTTTGCCCCATCCGCTCTCCAGTGCCGCCTGAGCAATGATAAACACGGGCGAAATGTCCGCATTATAAGCCGCAGGAGCCATCCATTTACAAAAATCTTTAGGTGTCATCTTCTTATTTATTATTTGTAAGTTATTATTTATTATTTGCACCCATTAAGCAGCGGCACAGATAGGCTTAGAAAGGCTCAGTGAGGCTCATCGTTCATTGCCAAATCCCTTTTTAAGAGTTCATTATTCCTGCCGTCTTCAATGCTTTTATAATAGCGTTTACTTTGTTTATTACGGTTGTTAAGGATGCTGAGGAAGACAATTCTGCCTGCGCCGGCATTTTACCTGTCGGTATATTGTCAAGATTATACTCCTCTTCTTTTGTTCCTGTCAATGTGAAATACCAGCTTGGAGTCCCTTGGGCTGTTCCGCCGGAAGCGAAGCACACCTTTGCCAAAGAGTTCGACAATGACAGCACGCCCTTGATGTCGCCTACACCGAAAGCAAGACCGCTTGCGTATTTTTGGGCGTACCATGCGGGGGCGCTATTGGCGCCTTTGACCACCTTGAGCCATGTGTCTTTTGCATAGTCTGCACTTATAGCACTCCAGCCACCTGTGGTGGTATTCTTCAATGTGACGCTTACGTTGTTAAGGGATGTGATGTTGTGGCTGTGTGTTGTCGAAGCCTTGCCGTTGAGAGCCGTATAGACAACCTTGTTCTGCACCGGGTTGGTGGATGTACTGCTGAGAGCCGAGTCAACCGTTATGTTATTGTTGGTTGTTGCAAATGTCGTATTGCGCTTAAAGGTTAGCTTGTTGCCATCTATCGTGACATCAGTGATGGCGTTTCCGCTACCTATTGTCTCTACCTTGTTGAAATAGGACGAAAGCATTGTCTTAAGCTTCGTCACAAGGTGGGAGAGTCCTTTATCGTCAAGATATGCCATAGTAGAAAATTGAGCCACGCCCACCAATAAGGTGAGCGTAGCGATGAATTAAAAATTAGAACAATGTTTCGATGTAGGTCTCGTCTATCCTGTCGTTGATGAGGACAAGATCGCCTGACGCAGCGTCAAGCATATACAGGCTTGTGCCCATTGAATAGATCTTTCCTGCTGTAGGCTTGATCAGTCCGCCGGAAAGATTGCCGAACATGTTTCCGTCACTAATCGCACTGTATTGTGTCGAGCCGACAACCTCAACAAAACACTTCTTGGTTGTGTTGAACATTATCTTTCCACGTGTGACAGAACCTCCCATGGTAGTTTCTCCAGATGTCATTCCGCCGAACTCAACCACGCCGTATGCGGATGTGGGGATAGCACCCTCTTTGACCATCATGGTTTTGCTGTCGTACACACCGTACACATCATCAAGTCTCTTCCAGTCGTCTGCTGAAATGAGACCGTGGAAACCTTCCGAAGCATCCCACAGGTGGCTGTCCTTGACGTGTCCGTCACCGTCAAGAGCAGCTACACCGTTATTTGCACCCTTCTGGCTTAAGGGTATCTGCGCCTCGTTTGTTACGTTGCCAAGACCTACCTGAACTTTGGTGACTCCGTGCGGATTCTTGTTGTTGGTGGTGTGGGCGGTAAGATTGTCCTGAATTGTATTTATCTTAGCTGTGACAACCTTGTTCTGCACCGGATTGGTCGATGATGTAGAGAATGCTGCATCCACGATAATTGATGTCTGCGCCTCACCCAATTTTTCCCACTTTGATGCGTCGTATGCTGCCGTTGTGTCACCTGTATAAATATACTCCGCATAGACATTCTTTTCAGCTGTGCTTGAAGCAAGCTTCAAGTAAATCTTCGTGGCATCAATGTTTGATGTAGGAAAGTCAGTAACAACCTTGTAGAGTGACAGGTCTATTTTGATGTTACCAGAACCCACGACGCTCTCACCGTTAATTGTCTTCATTGCCGGCATCTGTGCCGCTGTAAGTTTGCTGTCAGTGCCGAGAGTTGCCACGCCGTTCGCCTTACCCTTCTCCGATGCAGGTATCTGCTTAACGTTGTCCACGTTAGCCAAGCCCACATCAGCCTTTGTAATCGCTGGGTTAGTGCTGATCTTTTTGCCGTTGACGGTATAGCCATCTACAGCTGTCTTCACTGCTGCGGAAGAATTATCCGCATACTCTTTGGTCTTCACAACGAGTCTTGACAGACCATTCTCGTCTAAATACTTTGCCATAATTCTTAAAAAAATTAATTAATAAAACATTGATATATAGATTGTAAAAAATCTCATTGTAATGCTATATGCTCTCGTTAAAGGCATCATCAATGCCCTTTAGGTCTATTGCTTCTGTTTTAACTTCTTCCAACGTCTCAACACGTGGTTTCAGTTCCTTCATTTCCAAATTCAAAGAGTCAACATCTTTACGCACTTCCTTGAAAGCCTTTGTTACAGACGCATTGGCGATGGCGTTGTATGACTCTTCGTTTAATTCCACATCTATTGTCACTTGCGCTGCTCCACCAAGGCCTATTTCCGACTCTATGAGAGCCGTGACGGTTTCTATTTGCGAACCGCCACAATCATTTTTAGTCTCCATAACAGAACTATCCTGCTGTGCCACAAGCTGCCATACGTCAATTTTATCTACAGTATTCATGCCTCGTTCGCCATCGTTCTCAACTAATGTGAGGGTATACGCTCCAAGGTAATGCTGCGTAGAGCCGTAGCACGTGCCAGCGATGATACCGCCTGGTTCTGTATGCCAGTCAATATCACAACGATGACCATACGTATTACGCAGCAGAACCTTGACAGTTTTCCCCTCAAAGCTTTCTGCCTCTCCGCCACGTTTGACAGTCCATCGGAAGTTAATGTCATTGCCTATACGTATCTTTTTCATATCTTAATATTTTATATTTTCACACAATATCCATTCCATACTATTTTATAGTTCTTTACCGATGTGTACTCGAACTCGCAAGCCAACACAGCCATGTAGCCCGTTTCTATCCACTGCGACTGTGTGCCGCCACCCTTGATAGTTCCTCCGCCAATAACGTTTACCGTCGTGTCGCTCTTGTTCGCTATTATCACGATTTGTCCTATGTAGGATATTGCTTCTTCCGCCGTTACGCCGAGTGATGCACTTATACTGCCTATATTGTAAAAAGGAAGTACAGGTGAAGGATAATCGTCTCCATATTTCGCCTTCATCGCGCCCGTAAAGCACACGTATGAGCCAGCTGCCGAGAAGTCCATGCTTAAATAGCCATTGCTCTGTGAGCTTTTAAGATATTCGGAAATGTTATCAGGAGTGAGTGTCGTCATCTTCTTCACTATAAAACCCGAAAACAAACCGCTCTTTACCTCCAAGCGTCCCTTCTCGTTCACGGCAGCCGTCTGTTCGCCGTTGTTGTTTCTTATCTCGAATTTATCAGCCGTTGCCTTGATGATGCCGTTCTTGATGTCTAAGCCTGTCGCCACCACTGCATCGTCTATGGTTACGTCATAAGGCGAGAGGCTCCAGCCTTGGTACGTATCGCCTTCTTCCAGCATCGGACGACACAGGTCTATCGCTCCGTTCTTTCTCACGCCTGTCTCTATCAGAAGGCGGTTACATGCTGCCGGAACGCTCACCGCCACCTTGTACAATGCCCAAACGTTCAGTGTCTGACTGTCAGGGAACGGGATGCGTGCCACCTCCGTGCCAGTCACGGAGGTGTTGTATGTCTTTATAGCCACGTAGCTGCCATTGTCGGGCTTTGCCGTCATTCTCATCCATACGCTGAATATGTATTTTGTCTGCGGCTTCACGCGCACGTCCTTGAAGTACAGGCCCGTCCAAGAGTTTGCAGTGGCTCCGATACAGTAGCATTGGGCATAGTTAGTGCCACCCACGCCCTGCGTCATTATCGTCACGCTCTCCGTACCGTTGATTGGCGTTATTTCGTCATATTCCCTCAGCGCCGAGCCGACGATGCAGTTACGTGCCACGTTCACCGTCTCCTCCGTCACCTTCAGCGATATCTCACGTGCCGTCTGCTCAATGGTCGAGGTGTATTCCGTCAGCTTTCCCTGCGTCTTGATGGGGATGCCGTTTACATCCGTCTCCACAGTGCCCACACGGTTTGTCAGCTCCGTATAGTCCGTCCGCAGCTTCTTGTTGTCAGCCGATATAGCGCCCGTAAACTTCGCCACGTTCACCATAAAGGGTATCTGCCGAGAGTATAGCGTACTTCCGATTCCCATATACACGATTACGTATCCGCTCGTCACACTCACGCCGAGCGTGCTGTCCTTGTTTATCGAAGCTCCCGATATCGTCACGTCTATGCCGTCTGTCTGCTTCGTAAGCGTCGGCTTGCCGCATCCCACATTGCTGTTGCTCGGAAAGAGGTAGCCCACCTCCGATGTGATGTTATTACCGGAACGCATCACTTGTATGGTGGCGGTCTTGCTTAAACTTGCCGATACCACGCCGTTCTCGTCTGTGTCAAACACAAGAGGCGCATTCTTTAGAATAAACTCCACCGCGTCCTTGCCGTTTGCTCCGGGGTCTCCCTTGTCGCCGTCCTTGCCCTTGTAGGCTATGGCGTATGACACCGTCGTATGCTCTCCCTCCGAATCCTTGTAGGTCACCGTTGTCCTCGTCCAGAGATAGGGCTTCGCGTCGGTGGCGGCAATGATGGCCGACTGCCATTCCGTAGGTGTCACCGTAGCGCTGTCAGATATGGCGTACGTCACGCTCATGTCCGATATCACCACACCCTCGCCCTTCACGCTGCCGATGTCCAGCCAGTACGTGCCAGTATTTGTCCAGAGTATTTCGCCTATCTTATACGAGTCGCCGTCGTTTGAGTCACACACGATATATTTTCCGTTCTTCCACTGCACCACGCAGGGACGCTTGTTACCACCTTCCATGCCCGTAGTATCGTCAACGAGATAAAGGCCGTTCTCGGTAGGCGTTATCTGCTGTAGCTCCGTGTATGTCTTTGCATGGGCAAGAGCGTAGCCGAGCACCTTAAAGCTTGTGCCCGTATCGCCCTTCGCGCCGTCCGAGAGAATCGGAAGTGTCAGCGTTACAGTGGTGTTGTCCGCATTGACCGTTGCCCGTACCGTCACCGAAGCGAGGAGGTAGAAGCTTACGCCGATGTCAGACAGGCGGTTTATCGCCACGCCGCTCTTGCTTTCGCCGTCCGTGGTAGTGTAGTCCGCCGTCAGCACATAGCCGTCCTTCATGTCCTCAGTCACGTTGCCCGTGCGCTTGCGAAGCGTGAAGGTTATGTCGTTCGGGGTCGCCGTCTGTGAGTTCGGCTTGCGGATGATATATTCCGAGGATGGTACAAGGTCGTACGTCACCGTCACAGGGTCGATTACCTTTTCAGGGTCGTCGTCGGTGAAGAACTTGAAGTTCTTGGCATTCTTGAGCACAAGGAGAGGGGAATCTAAGGAAGTCAGCGTCTTCCACTGATACGGATTCACCGTGTCTCCCGTCTTGTAAGGCGCACCCATAGCGTGATACATTGACAATGCGGGCGCGTTTCCGTTGTCGCTTCCGTCCTCCGTCGATGTCGTTAGCTTTATAAGGTTGCCGAAGCGGTTCCACTGTATCTGGTCTCCTGCCTGTACTATCACGTCGTAGGGCTGCGGCACGTCAGGCTCTCCTCCGTCCGCGGCTGGCTCGTAGCCGAAGAACATGCGGTTTGCTATGACGTTGTTGCCGTCGTCAGTAGTCTTGCCCTCCTGCTCCTCGAACACCGCCGCCAAGCTCTGCTTCTCGCCCGTTGTGGTCACCTGTATCATCACATCGCCGAACACTAACGCCTTGCCGTCAGCGCCTATCACCCTTTGCGATGTCACCGGCACGCAAGCCTCGCTGCCCATGAACGTCCTCTTGTTTGACAGTATCACGTAGTCATACAGCTTGCCGTCCTCTAATGTCTCCTGTCCGACACCTACCACAAGACGCCAGTAGTAGCGGTTCTGAAGGTTCTCCGTCACGCCCGCCTTCACGTTAAAGGTCTGGCACAGTGCCATCATGCCCACGTGCCACCAGTTAGCCGTTCGTGTCGTGCCGTCATCAGCAGCAGCATAGCATTTGTAGCCGATACCCACTCCTGCATCATCCAGTACGTGCGCCACCTTCATTATTGTGCTGCCAGCGTTTGAGAAGAGCGTAGTGCCGCCCGAATAGCTCACCTTTCTCACCTCCGCACTCGCAGCAAAGAATTTCGTCCTCGCCGTCAGGTAGTCAATGTAGAGGTGGCTCTTGCCGTCCTTGCCCATATAGAGGTCAAAGCCCTTGCCGCCCACGATGGTTCGGTCCTCGTCAGTAGCCTCAGCGTTGCGCACGCTCTCCACCACACAGCTGCTCAGCGTGGCAGCCCCTTCGCCCGTCACGCCATATCCGTCCCCAGTCCTGCCGATTGTCAGACCGCGAAGGAAGCGGATAACGTCCTGCGCCGTGTCGGGATCTGTCTTTGAGAGGAAGTATTTCGCTCCCCTGCTGCGTATCAGACCTTCTATCTGCGCCGACGAGAGACCCGACTTCACGCTCATCGTGACCGTGTCTATGGCGTCCTGCATCTTTTGTAGCGTTCCCACGTCCTTGTCTTCCTTGATGGTCACATCATAGGTGGGGATGCCGCCAAGCTCCTCACGGATGACGAGTCTCTCTATGACGCCGCTCTTGTCTATCTTCAGGTCTGTGTCGCTGAAGTGCAGCAGACTGCCTGCCTTGAGGGTTTCGTAAAGGCTCGCCGTCTTGCCGGTGGCGTCAGCCTTCGCCTTGTCATGCTGATACGCCATGAATATCTCATCCACCTTCGGCTCGAACACGTATCGCGTATAGTCGTTCTTGTCCAGCCATGCGAGGGCGTATTTCAGAAGTTTTGCCGACGCAGCTTCCACGTAAGAGTCGGGCATCTCTATGCCGGTCAGCACGAAGTGGTCTCCGCTCTCCATCTGAAAGTCCTTGTTCGGGAAGTACAGCTCTAAGGCATCGTCTTTCACACGGTCAAGGGTCAGCTTCCACACGCCGTTCTCCTTCACTGATCCGTTCACCTTAAACTCTCTGCCGCCACACTTGCCGTCCTTCATGCTGATTGTGAAGTCCTCCTTCTTCAGCATGTTTATGTCGAAGTTCACCTTCGGGGAAAGCGTTACCGAGAAGGGAGGCACGGTCTGTCCGTCCTTGAAGATGCCGTTGTCTTTGATGGCAGAACCGCTGTTCAGTTCGTCTATGCGCTGTCCGTCCACCGTCATCTCTTCGATGGTCGGATATATCTCGATGATGCCTTCCTTCTTGTTCTCCGTATCGAACATCACGCTGCCGTTTCTCACGCCAAGCTCCTTGATGTTCACCGAGTCCACGTAGGGACGGTTCTTCAGTTCGGAAAGAAGGTGTTCCTTGCCGCTCGGGTTTATCCAAGCCTTCTCTTCCTCGGTAGCCTGCGTGTCCCACCATTCCTTTACGGACATCTTTGGGAAACCCGGCAGCATCAGCCTTGTCACTGCCATGTGGGACGGCATCTGGTCCGTATTGGCTATCATGTTCTTCGAGGGGAAGCTCTGCTTGTTCACGCCTTGAAGGAAGTACACCTTTCTTTCTTTCATCACTGCGGTGTAGAAGTCTTCCACGTTCTTTACCGTCATTCCGTACTCGTCGTTTGACGAGTTCAGGATTATCGTGACTGTCCCCTCGCCCTCCTTTCGTGCTGACGACACGGCATAGCCTCTGCCTTCTATGTCGCCCGACTTTACCGTCACGTTATATTCTCGGCTCTCCGCTGTCGATCCGTCTCTCACTGACGTGAAGTAGCTGCCCGCTGCTGCCCAGCTAAGGCTCGGGATGGTCACATGCAGGACAGTATTCGTCGAGGAGGCAAGATGGCTTATCTCCGACGTTTCTCCGAACACGTCCACGCACAGATTGGCATAATAGTGTGTCGGAAGGTTCTTCTCACTTCCGTAGGCACGCAGACGGGTGGTCACGGCTTGGCTGTCATCAGCGGTCTGTGTTATCTCGTACAGACCCCTGCGCTTGCCGTAGACAAATTCGTACGGAACCTCCAGCCCCGTCGTGTCCACGAAGACGTTGCGTCCTCTCACCACGAAGTTGATGTCCCATTTCGAGTTCACTAACGCGAGGGCGTTCCAGCAGTTCTGGTTGTCGATGGTCAGAGCGGCGGAGTCTATGATGGTCTTAGTAGTGCCCTTGCCATACATCTCCTCCCATACGGTTCCGTCACAGCCTCGTTGCAGACTGCGCTCCTTGTTTCGTGAGTACAGCGCCCAGAGTCCTGCGCCCATCTGCTCGTCCATGTTCGCCTGTATGCGGTCCAGGAGGTCGTCCACGGTCTGCACGTAGAAGCCGAATTTTGGAAGGGCTGTGTAGGGTATCGTCTGCTCTTCCGTGTTCTCCATTCCCAATACCACGTCCAGAAACTGCGCTCTCACAAGCTCGTCCTGCAAGGCGTTCAGCTTCACGTTCTCGTATCTGAAAGCGCCTCTGTCACTGCCTGCTCTTGCTGTCTTCGCCTTGCCGGGGTCGTAGTTCAGCTCATAGCGCTCGCCACGGTATACGATGTAGTCGCCGATGGAGAAGTTTATGGGGTACGCGCTTTCGATGGTGGTCTGCACGAAGCAGTCCTCCATCCAGCCGTCCGTCATCTCCACGGCGCTAAGCTCCACGGCATTGCCTTCCATGTCGTTCAGAAGACTTCCGTCTTTATGGTACACTCGTATACGCTCTTTCATATCGTAAGGGTTATGTCGGTGACAGGATCGTTCACCTTGAATGTTATCTTTATTATCAGCAAGTCGCCGTTGGCGTCTCTTACAAGCGTAGCGTCTTCGCCGATACTCACGAAGCGCACGTTCTGCCTGCCTATCTTTGTGTAGTCGCAGTACAGCTTCATCGTGCCGCCGCGCAGATAGTCGAGGAAGGCTTTCAGGTTCTTGTTCGCCGTGTCCTTGTCACCCTTCATGCCGAACTTCACGCTCATCTCATAGGCGCTCATCTTCAGACCTTCGACGGGTATGTATTCGTCGTCGCCGTCCTCGTCCTTCCATTCGCGTTTCGAAGGCTCTTTTGCCTTGGTCGCCATCATGAAGGGAATGTCCATGCAGTACATGCCGAACGCCGAAATGGTGTCCGTTACGGCAGCTCCTGCCGTCTCTCTTTGCATCAACACTTTATAATATTGCATACTGCTCTATTTTAGTCCCAAAATTAGTAAAAATATTGCATAAATATACACTATGATGTGAATATTTATGCAATATCCGATATTTTTTTTATTCTTTCTTCTTCTCACGTACCGTCACGTCGCCTGCCGCCAGCCTCACCTCACCGCCGTATCTGTATACGAACACCTTGGCGTGACCTTCCGTCTCGGCATACACCTCTCCCGCATCCCTCAGCGTCACGAACACCCGTGCGTAGCCGGTCGCCTTCACTCTGAGCACGCTCCCATGACGGACGTACACCTCGCCCGCGCCCGTCCCGTCGAACGTCGCGTCGCATACGCATTCTCCGTTGAGGATGGTCATCGGGGCGTTCGTCACGCTGACGTTCTCGTCCGCCCATACGCCGTGGTTGTGTATCACGTCGCCGAACTGACGCTTTATGGTCTTCACGTCGGGCCAGTCGTGGTCTATGCAGAAGTCTATACCGCGCACGAACTTCCTCACCATCTCGTCCTTCGAGGTGTTGTCCTCCCATTCGTTTGTCCACTGCTGGCAGAGGCCCAGTCCCATAGCCTCTGCCTTCATCTTGTCGGATAACTGTCTTTCTTTCATGTGGTTTCCTTTCTTATTTCACGTAAATCTTTGATGAGCCGTTGCTTACCTTGCGGGTCCAAGTCACTATCTCGTCTATGCGGTCGTTACGCACCTGGGCGAGCGTCACGAGTTGGTTCATGGCTGCAAGCTGACTCTTCTGTATCTCGCTCATCGCAGGGAGGAGCGACACGTTCGTGGCTATTGCCTTGATATTCTCGCGGTTCACGCTCACATCCAGGCGGATGGCGTTCAGATATGCGGCAAGGAGGTCGGCGGTCTCTTCCGTCACACCCTTTATGGTGTTCGTGGTCGATGAACTGCCGCTCTCGGAGAAATCCCAGCCTCTGCGCTTCAGCTCCTCAAGGACAGCGGTGATGTTCGCCACGCTGTTCTCACCGGCTGAGTAGAGGTCGGAGGCGAGCTGTGTCACGTCATACTCGTCCAGTCTGCCCTTCTTCTCTATCTGCTGTGTCAGGAAGTCGAGGGGCTTCTGAAGGGCTTGCTCCATTATCTTCTGCGAGATGATGTTCTTCGTGAGGTCCTTCACCATTTCCTTCGCCTTTTTCTTGTAGGCGTCGATGGCGTCCTCGCCCTTTTCCCAGGCGCTCACCACGGCGTCTGTCAGTTGGCTTGCCCAGCTCTTCATGTCCACGCCGTACAGCTCCTTGAGGAAGTTCTTGGCGGCGTTCTTTATAGAGCGTTCCATCTCCTCTATCTGTTGGTCGTAGTCGGCCAGCTTGTCCTTGTCAGTCTTCTTCTTGGCGTCCTCGTTGGCACGCTGACGCTGTAGCTGGTCTCGCTGTGCCATCAGGCCCGTCAGCTCTGCCTGATAGGCATTCGTCGGGTCAGCGAGGCTCTTCTGTGCTGCCTCGTACGTCTCCTTGCTGTAGGCGCTCGGATTGATGCCGGCGATGCGCATGATGTTGCTCTTCTCGCCATTCTCGTAGCTGCTGACTATCTTGTTCATCTTCGCCGTCGTCTTCGCATCCATACGGTAGTTGTAGATGCCGCCCAAGCTGTCCTCGATGGCGTTCTTGATGGTGGTCTGCATGTTTTCGAGGGCTTTCAGCTCGCGCTCTGCCAGCTTTATCTGACGCTCCTTCTTAGCGTCATGGGCCTTGGCGAAGGCGGTTATCGGGCCAGTTATGATGCTTGCCACACCGCTCACTGCGCCGCCGATGTCACCGCTCTTCACGGCGTTGAAGGTTTTCGAGATGCCGCCCGTGATAGAGGTCAGCGACGACATCGCTGCCTGTGCGTCCTGCCATCCGTCACTCTCGGTGTCTATGCCGAGAGCGTCTGCCATGTCCTTGACTTGGTTGAATGCGTCGCTTATGCCGTTGGCGATATTGGCTATCTCGCCCAGGGCGCTGCCGATGTTCTCGAAGCGCTTCTTCAGCGTCATACCTTCTTCTACCAGCTTCTTGCCGATTCTGATAAGGTCTTCACCGGTCACCTTGAGCCTCAGTCCTTCCGCCACAAGGGCGATGTCACCCTTTATCCTGCCCTCGCGGATCTTCTCTTCGCCAGCCGCCACGCTGGTCGCGCCCATTGATATCTTCGCGTTACCTTCTTCTGTCTTACGCTCGGCTATGCCGACGACGCCGCCGTTGAAGAAGCCTTTTCTGCGCTCGCTCAGCTTGCGCAGCTGCTCGTCTATCTGCTGTATCTGCTTTGCATGCTCTCTTGCGTCGATGCTGCCGTCTCTCAGGGCAGTGTTAAGATGCTGACGTATCTCTGCCGCCACCTCACGTGCCTTCATCTCTCCCATCTCCGTTATCGCACCGAAGAAGTTCAGGTAGTCCTGGCTCTGCTTGAACTGAGCGTCCATTACCTGTCCTTTCTCCTTGTCACGCATCTGACGGAAACGCTCGGCGGTGGAGGTGTCACCGCGTCTGTCAGCCTGCTTTATGCGCTCGTCCCACTTCGCGTCCACGGCAATCAGCTTCTCCTCCCAAGTCGCCGTCTCCTTGATGGCGTCAGCGGCTTTCTCAAGGTAATCCGTATAGTTGTTTCTGACGAGGTCGGTTATCTTCTTCCACAGGTTATAGGCGTCGGTGTTGTCCTCCAATGCCTTCTTGGCTGTGGCGTCGGTAGCGTCCAGTAGACCATCTATCTTCCTGCCGGTCATTTCCTCGAACATCTGGGCCATACCGCGGGTCTGGTCGTCCCACATCATGCCGTCTCTGAAGGCAAGTGAGGCGAAGTTCTCGTCTCCTGTCTTCTCCATCAGCGCCTTATGGAGGTCTGCCTGGCGGATGCCTCTTTCCAGTATCTCCGCAAAGTCAGCAGCCAGTCGGTCTGCCTCGGGTTTCAGCATCTCGGAGTATTTCCATTCGCTTCTCTCCCTATGCAGCGCGGTAATGGCTTTCTTTCTCTCCGGGGTGGTAGGCTTCAGCGCCTTCTCTAACTTCTCCAGACTCTCCAGATACTTGTCGAAGCTAAGGTCGCCCACCTCAGGAAACAGCCCTCTGACCATATCGTCAGCCTTCTTGGCTCCCCAGTTGGGAAGCCCCTTATACTTCTGATACATCTGACGGGCAGACTTAAACGCATTAAGACGCTCCTCCCAAGCCTTCAGCACCTTATCTTCCTTGTCACCCTTACCCTTAGGCACTCTGTTGCTCTTCTTGTCCTCTGGGACATATTCATAACCAAGTCCTAAGTAGGCGGCTTTCCTGAGGTCTTCGTATTTCTTCTTTACTGCCAGTCTTGTCGCCTCGTCACCCTTGCCCTTCTTTTTGGCGTCCTCCTCTGCTTTCCATATGTTATAACGCTTCTCCAGTTCGGTCTTTGCGTTATTGCGGGCGGTATACATATCGTTTACTCCCTTCAGCAAAGGTTTAAGCTCTTGGAACTTCTCGGCATTCTCCTTCCATTGTGTGATATTTGAGCCGAGCACATTATTATATATGCGTCCAGTGAACGGATCGAAGTTGTCTATCATTCCCGTATCATACACAAGCTGGATCTTCGCTTCAAATGACGAGTTGGCAAGGAGGCGTTGCAGCTCCGTCTCCCATTTCGGATAGGCGATGCTAAGCTCGCTGACGGCACCTCGCATAAGGTTCTCCACTTTACGCTTGCTTTCCGCGTCCAGTTCCTTGTGTCCGCGAATCCTGTCCGCTATCTCGGGGAAGGCAGAGTCCACCATGTTCATGAGTTTGCTTGCGAAGGCTTGTTCCATGTCTTTGTCCTCCAGGCCAAGCGCACGGTTCAGAGCCGAACGTATCTGCATGGTGGCTTCCTCGCTCGCGCCCTTCAGCGCAAGAAAGTTCTTCAGCATCGTCTGCATCGCCTGTTGTTCCTGCGTACTGTTGACGATATTCGGAAATTCTTTCTTGTACCTTGCTGCAAGCTGACCGATAAACTTGTCAAACTCTTTCTCTGCATCTTCGTAAAGACCCATTTCTGCCTCGTCCACGCCTCCCTTTCCGAAGATGGATGAACGCTTTACGAGTGTTTCGGCTGCTTTTACGGCACTCTCGGTCTTATCGCGAAGATCCTTATAGAGGTCCGTATTCTCCGACTTCTCCTGGGCCACTTTATTGGCTTCTTTCAGAAGCTTTAACTGCTCCTCAAGGTATTTCAGACGCTCCTTGTGGCTTTCTATCTCCGACGCCTTCATTTCAAAGGCGTTGGCGCTTTCAGGGGCTATCTCTCTGATTTTGTCCTTGTAAGATTCTATGGCATTGTCTATTTCCTTTTCGTTGTCGCCGCGCACTATCTTGCCCACGTTGTTGTCGCGCATAAAGTCGTCAATCTGCTTTATGCGGTCCTTCATTTCGTCCATAGTCTGCTGCATATCCTGCTTTAGTTCTTGCGACTTCGATATAAGGTAGCTTATGCCAAATGTCACGCCGGATATGATAAGCCCCGGCAGACCGCCTATCGCGGACCACAGGGAAGCCCCCAATGCCTTTGCGCCCATTCCTATCACTCGGAATGACGCCAATGCGGAGGTCGTAAAACTGCCCCACATGTTCCTCATCGCGCCCATAGGATTCGCCATCATGCCAGCCATCATCATCCTCAACTGGACAAGCAGACGTCTGGCTCTCATGCCAAATGTGTTCATGCCCGTCTGCTGCTTCAGAAGAGCCGAATAGGTCAGATATTGCTGCTGTGTTATCTTGCCTGCAATGCGCAGACGCGCCAGCTCCGACTGGTTGAGCTGCTTTGACATCATCAGACTACGGAGGTCTGCTCCCGTTATCTTGTTCTTGGTAGACAGAATGTTACGTTCTATCTGTGTCAGATTCTCGCCTCGAAGCTGTTTCTCCATCGCGCTCTTGGCCAGTCCACCCTTGGTGGAGAGTAAGCTCGAGGCGGTATTGCCCATCAGCGCCCTACGCATGGCGTAGCCTGCTACGACAGCACCGACCGGCAGGGCAAGGGTGTGAAGCGCCTGCACGAGGGCGGTTGCGCCGTCAAGGGCGGTCTTGAAGAAGCTGCCCACAAGGTTGTTGCCGCTCGCAAACTCAGACAGCATGATTTCCCATGCGTCCTTCAGCTTGTTATAACGGCCAAGTAGAGTCTCACTGAGCACCTGCTGCATGTTGTAGAACTGACCGCCTGCGTCGGTCATCTCCCAGAACACGTTCTTCACATCCTCGAAGTCAACGCCGCGGTTCGAGATACGGCTCTTCACCTCACTCGTGCTGACCTTCTGACCTTCCTTCTTGGTGTAGTATTCGCTCAACTTCTGAAGAATAGGAATGCCCGCATACGATATCTGCCTCAACTCCTTGCCGTCAAGCCATCCACGCGAACGCACCTGACCGAACGCCAATGCTATGCGCTCGAAGCTCACGCCCAATCCTGAGGCCATATCCGCCAGTCGTTTTGTGGTATCGTAAAGCTCGTCATACTCCACACCGTATGCGGCCAACTGCTTCACGTCTTTGTTCAGCTCGGAGAAGGTGAACGGAGAGTTCAGTGCCAGCTCTTTCGTCTGATTGAAAAGCACATTGGCATTCTGTACGTCACCGATGATACTTTGGAGCGCAATGTGCTGCTTCTCAATCTCACCACCAGCCTGGATTATACTCATCGCAAACTGCTGAGCGCCATAAACCAGACCGCCCTGCAAGAACAGCGACTTCAGATCCTGCAACGTAGAGTTCATCCCTAAAGAATGGTTCTTGGCTTGCTCAAAAGCCTTGGCCAAGTCACCCCTCACCTTAGCAGCTGTCCGCGCCACCTCCTGCTGGTGTGCCCGCTCCAGCTCAATGCTCTTCTCCTTCTCGCGGTTCGTCTTCTCCACCTCACCAATCAGTCTGCTGTAAGTGCCAGCCAACTGGTTCGCAGCCTGCACCTCACGTCCATTGCCGAGATTGCCGACACGTCCAAGGAAGCTCGTGTCGCCCATACTCAGACCTAACTGGATGTTCCTCAATCCGATCAGCTGGGTCTTCAGATATTCTATCTTTGCATTAGCTTCGCTCGTATCTATACCGAGCATCTTGGCGGTGAATCGCTTCTCCTGCAAGTTATGCAGAGCACGCTCGACAGACTGTATTCTCGCACGTGTCACCTCAAGCTGGTTCTGTCTCTGCTTCTCTGCCTGCGCAAGTTCCCTTACAGCCTGTGCCTCCCTGCGCTTCTCGTCAGCTCTTCGCTTCGCATCGTCACTTTCCGCTTTTCTGTTCGCCTTTTCCTGAGCCGCGTTCAGCTCTTTCTGCGCCGCTGTAGCGTTTGTCAGGTTTTCCTTCAGGCGGTTCACCTGCGCCGCATACCACTCGTATGCCGGTCTGTCTCCTTTGCCCATCATGGAGACAACGGTGTTCTCAATCGTCTTCTTAAACTTCGCAGCCTCGCTCAAAGCCTTGTCAAGCGCAGCGATATTCACACCAAGCTCCAGCCCGCGCATGCCAACACGCTCGCCCTTGCCAATGCCCAATCCCATCGAAGCATACAGTCGCGACATCTTCGCCGTATCCGATGCTATGCGTCTCTGTTCTGCCTCCGACTGTCGGCGTGCTTTGTCTTTCGCATCCTTCGCCGCCTTATCGTCTGCCTTCCTCTTAGCCTCTTGCAGCTCCATATACCGCTTGGTATAGTCCGAGAGTGCCTGCAAGTCACGCTCCCTTTCCTGCTGCGCCGCCTTATGCTCGTTTGATATCTCCTGGTTTACAGCCCTCTCAACCTCAACCGTCTTACCCCTCTCTCTCCTATACGCGCTCTCCGCCACTGTTGCCTTCGTCATCTCCACGAGTACGTCAGAGATAAGGTTTCTCATCTGCGATGCGTCCGTCAGCATTGTCGGATTCAGCTTCGCTGCGTTAAGACGTGCCATAATTTTGTCAAGCTCCGTGATGCTGCCGCCAAGCATACCCGTCATAAAGCCCTTCCGTGTTCCCTCAGCCATAAGGTCACGGAGGCGTGCCAGCTTCTCCGTCACACGCGCAAGATCCGTCTCCACCTTCGCTGCACCACCGCTGAACAGCGAAAGCGGATTATCCTTTTTAAACATAGCCACGATGTCCTGCACATCCTTCTTCGCCACATCAAGCAGCTTCTTGAAGCTGCCAAGTACGTTGCTGTCATCCACGCCACCGCTTTGGAGAAGACGTGTCATCTCCGCCCTAAACCCTTCCAGCGACTTCTTGGCGTTGTCCAGACTCATCGTGTCCACGTTCGGGTTAAGCGCCTTGGTATTGTCAAGCTTCTTTTCCTGACCGATGATGTCCTGAAGCAGCTTTATATAGTCAAGGGCATTCGATATCTTCGTTCGCCATTGTGAGACATCCGCCTCCTTGCCTTCTGTTTTCGCGAGAACCGCCAGTTCTGCATTAGCCTTTCTGAGAGCCGCCGCAGTTTCTTCGAGTCCTTTGGCTTTTAACAGCGTCCCCGTAAACGCATTGCTGTCTCCAAGATTTTTGAGTATCTTGGCTATGCCGGATATCTCCTTTGAGTTCTTGGCGATATACGCATTCGCCTCTCTGAATACCCTCGCAAAGTTATTCCCGTTGATGCCTTCAAGCGCCTTGACAAGACTCTCTCCCTCCCGCTTAGCTTTTTGCGTAGCCTCGTCCACGCCCCTCATACCCTTGGTTATCTTCTCGATGGCCTTGCTCATCTCGTCCCTAATCCCAAGACTCAACCACAAACTACCAATATTTCCGTCTGCCATAACATCCTTACATTATCCTATTCTAAAAAACAATCCTTCTCACTCTCCTCATAACGGCGCCAGCCCCCCAAAAAAAAGCGAGGAGCAGCAGCCACTTTCAGCCCACTGCTCCTCGCCCCCATTCCTGTCCTTAGCCCTTCCTACGCTGCCGCAGGCGCCTTTGTAAGCCAAGCAACGCTCTTCAAACCAGCGCCCTCAACAGAACCACTGAACTTGAATGCAACAGGCTTGGTTCCTGTCTCATCCCACTGCATAGTTGCATAGAGCGAGAGGTTTGTGATGACCATCAGGTTCTCCTTTGTCTCGTCTACGATACAGATAGTACCGGTCATCTTAAACTTCTTTGCCTCCAATGCAGTACCGGTATAACCCGTTGTAACGTCAAGAGCTGCATCGCCAGAACCCTTGATGGTAAACTTGGTGATTTCGCTGACAGCGTCCTCGCCGAACATTGCAGAGAGCAAGTCCTTGGCTTTGGAAGGAACAACCAACTCTACGTTAAAGTCACCAAGCTCTGCGGTGGTCGCCCAATCGCCGCCAAGACCGATTACCTTATAGTGATTGACAGTCGGGTCTTCCATCGTTGCCTTCAGTGAGTCCACCTCCACGGGAAGCTCCAACTCCGGGGTAAACTCGATTGTCCCCTTCGACAGGTCTATCAGACTCTTTGAGAACAAGATAGACTTAGGACCTACAAATCGGTCTTTAAGCTCAAGAATTTTCTTCATTACCATAATCCTTAATTTTTTTTAAATAGTAAATTATCCCAAAAACATTCATTCTCATAATATCCAGCCGGCAAGCAGCCTATCATAAGCTTCTCACCTCGTCCTCAGCTGTCCCTGCACTATCGTCACCGAAAAACCGTCACCGTCGTCCGTTTGCAGGGTAACGCGCGGTTTCATTACGATGATGTTGTCCGTCGAGATCGGAAACTTTTTCATTACCGCACTGACCTTCTCGGACACCGCAGACACGTCAAACGCCCCTGGATTCTTTGCCGACACCTTGTTCCTCACATATATCTCTATCTGAGCCGTAGTGGTATAGTCATTGAACGTCCCTTCACTGTTCATCTCATTGTTAAGAATCACAGAAGGAAATACCACCACGATATAGCTGTCAGGCCTGTCACTCACAGCCTTAGGACGGTCATGGGCATAAACCCTGTCGCAAACACCCTTAACAGCATTCCCGACATCATAGTACATATCTTTAATGTTCATGCCTTACGTATATTTTGTGAACTTCGATACGGATTTTACGTGATCCACAACCTTCACCCTTATGGCGCAGTTCGCAATGGCTATAGCCATATCATCCCTTGCTGCACTCATCATGTTGTGTATGTGGTTCAGGGCGTCATACTGGGCATATTCCACAGGGCAGATACATAACATCTGCCATCTCGCACGGCTCTTGGGAGTCATGGAATGTATTCTCGCCCTTCCTAACGTCGGGCCATACTGACCGCCGTGTCCTTCCGTTCCGACGTATCTGCCAAGCGAGTCGGCATCAGAGCCGTCATAGTATTTGTCGAGAGGATAAGCCTGCCCCTTTCTCAGCGTACGCATCGTCGGGTTCTTGCCCTCGGTAGTGACAATGTCTATGAGTTCACGGTCTTCGTATATTCCTATGGTAAAGGAACGATAGGTATTACCCGTAATGTTCCTCATGCCAGCCGCCTGTATATAGTCCTCAACACTCGCGCAAATCTCACGTGCCGCCTTATGTAGCAGATCCTTCATCGTCTTGCTCGCTATAATCATAAGCTTAGAACTTACAGTAGCTTTGAATTGCTCACCCAAAGAATCTCTCTTAGCCATACAATCCTCCTCCTTTCTTCTTCCTACAAACGGCGCCAGCCCCTAGTCCTGCTAGCCCCGCTAGAGCCGCCTATCACAAGACTGCCCTTTCACACCCTCCTCAGACTCCAGTACACCACGGTCCTGTTATTGTCACCCTCGCAGTCCTTCACCATGCCTTCCTCGGTATGGTTCCCGACCCTCACTCTTATCGTGTCGCCGTCAAGAGGAAAGCCACCCGCCTTCCAGTCGTCGAACCTCATTGGTATCGAAGCCTTTCTCTTGTTCTCGTCCACGTTCTTGTCACCGGTCGTCGTTGTGTCCGTAAAGCTCCTGCCTTTGCCGTCGTAGAGCACCACCTCCTCGTCGTTCACGGGAGCGTCGTCGTCAGCGAACGGATTGTCCTCGTCGCCCTTTCCAGGCACAAGCCTCACTATCGTGACCCTGTGAGGATAGCGTGGGTTGTTGATGATTCCTGTCTCCATGATGCTACGTTATCTGATTATGTGAGGAACAGGCATCCCGCATCCGTCACGGGACGCACGCTTCACGCCGTGAGAAATCATACGGAAGGTCGATTTGCGCTTGAACACCGAACTCTTGTCCAGCTCCTCGTAGATGGCGTTAGCCTCCGCCTTCAAGGCAGCGATGTCCGCCGAGGACAGTTCATATCCTCCCTCCGTATGACTCCAGTTATTGTCGGCATCAGAGGTATTGTTCACCTTGCTCGCACCAAGGACATACCATTTCAGCATGTCGGCATAAGCCAGCCGAACCTTATCCTTTTCGCAGGAAAGATATTCCATACCGCCATCCAGCTCCCTGTCCACCAAAATGGACAGCAGAGCCGCACGGGGTATACCGAACCTCACCTTGTTGATAAGGTAGTCAGTCACCGAAAGAAAACCATTCTCCGAAGCCATAATCATTCTCTCAAGTTACGTTAAACCATCTAGCCCTTCTTTGTGATGTCGATAATCCAACGATAAGGGAAGTCCAGCATCGCAGGGACTGCGGCAAACATGAGGTCGGTATGCCACTCCTTGTAGTCACCATTGGCGACTGTTGTGTTGCAGAGCAGACCGAGACCCTTGTTTGTCTGCGCGAACACCTTCTGAACGATGTTGTTTCCGTACTTCTCAAACATCGGCTTGTCAGCAATCTGCTTGCGCTCGTACTCGAAAGCGTCACCGGCAGGACGGAGAACGACAATGTTGTCACTCCAGCCCTTAACCTTGACAACCGAGCCGTCGAACTTGAGGTTGCGCTCCTCCTCGTCAACAATCTCAATGCGTGAGATTCCCTGAATGTCAGCGAATGCCTTGAGGAACATCTCGGTGTTCACGCCGTAGTCCTCGACGTAAGCAACATAATGAGCCTTGCACCAGTTGATGTACAGCTCCTTAATCTGCTTGTTGCCAAGGAAGGTGTTGTAGAAGGTGTCATAGGTCATCTGCCATACAAGGGCGAGACGGCTCTGGCCGAACTCCTCGCGCCACTCGCTTTCAATCTTGCGCATCTGTTCGAGGATGTTACAGTCAGCGTTAGCCCATTCGAGCTTGCCGCACTTTCTGAAATTCTCCTTCGGGATTGGCACCTTGTGAAGCGGAATCTGAATACCGCGAGCGATACCCGTGTAGTCAAGCTCACCGGTTGTAGCCAGCTTCGCAGTCATGTAGTTCATGGTCATGTCGAGAGAGTCCATCAACGTCTGGGTTTCGTCGCGCCACTGCTTTACGAGGTCGCTGTCGTTGCCGAACTCCTCAAACTGCTTCTCGCGGTAGTTGCGCTCCTCTGCGGTTTCCTTGAAGCCGTCAGTAATGAAGTCGGGGATAGTGGCAGAATAAACTTCCAACGCACCCTTGTCCTTCTGGAACGAGCCTGCGAGAGGAGCACGGAGGTTGGCGAGTGTCGCAGCCTGCAAAGCGGATGCCTCAACTGAGAATGTAGCCACGCCCTTATGGTTGGTAGGCGTGAGGTCAGGCGCGATACGACCCTGCGTGAGATACCAGCCGTAGTTCACATGGAAGATGTCCTTCTTGTCGATAAACTTCTGCAAGTATCTTGTATTCTCGGGATCGCTGAAAAAACGCGCCTTTCGGGAATTGTTAAAATCAAACTTTGGCATATCTTTTCGTTTTTGTGTTGTGTGTTTTTCCGATTAGTTCTCTGCGTACCACCACTCTGCGTAGCGGCTCTTGTTCATCGCCTCTACAGCCGGCGGAATCGGACTCATCCGTGACTTCCACATTACCACGTCAGTGCCGAGCAGGCAGAAGTCGTTGAGGTAGCGCGGAGCATAGAACTTGTCACTGCCGGCAAGTGCGTGGAATGGCATGTCAACGTCGCACGGAGCAAAGCAGTTCGGGTTTGTAACCATAGGCAAAACGGTTGCGCCTGCCTTCTCTGCCTCCACCAGTACTGTGCCCACGGTCAAAGTGCCGAGAGTCTCGCTGAGGGTCACCTTCCATACGTCGCCGGCTGTCGCGTCGGTGGTTGCCTCCACCGCAGTCACGAGCACACCCTTGCTCTTTGTCTTGAAGTCCTTCTGACCAACCATGAGATTGTCGCCGACAAACGGAATATGGTGATAGCCGTCGCGTGTGATGTAGATGGCCGTATCCGTAGCGGCATCGGTAGCCTTAGCCACCTCGTAGCTCTTGAGAATCTTGATTGTGCCGCCGCTGTTGTCAGCGAAACCAAGGCTGTGCTCGATCAAGTCGCCAGCGTAAATCTTGGCTGGACCAGGGAACGGGTTTTTCAGGACACCGCCAATCGGAGGGCGACGGAACGCTTCTTTAACGGCACCAGGCAGGTCAACGAACACATGGCGCTGACCACCTATAGTCATTTCTGACTGCAAGATTACAGCGCCGGTAGCATTGACTGCACCCTGCGCCAGCATCTGTCCGTAGTAATCCTTGTTGTTATCCATAACTTTTTACCTTAAAAATTAAAATGTTTACTTTTCTTTCGGTTCGATGATGTCATCCCACTCGTCGTCAGGAATTGTCCTGCCGCCGCCAGAAGAAGAGCCGCTGCCCATGCGCGGTATCGCGGTGTTGCCTGTAGCACGCTTGAAGTCGGTAGTGTAGATACCCTCCGCCTTTGAAACCAGATCAGTTACATCGGCATCCTTGTCGGGAATTTCAAGCTTGGAGATTGCAGTGTCAAGAAAGAAATCGTTAAGTTCGAGCTTTGCCTTGTCAAACTTGTCCTTCAAGCCTTTTCTGACCGCTTCGATTGTAGCGGCTCTTGATGCCTTCTTGTCGCGCTCCTCGTTGGCCTTTTCGAGTGCTTCGAGTTTTGCAAGCAGCTTGTCGTACTTATCGTCGGGAGTGTCCTCCCCGTCCTTCTTTCCTTTGCGTTCCTCCTCTTCCTTCTTCTTGCGCTCGGCTTCCTCTCTGCTCTTCTTCAGCTCGTCAGCTATGTTCTTGTGCAGATTCTTGTCCATGCGCTTGAGTCGGTTTGCCAACTTGGTAACGATTCTGTCATTCTCGTCATCATCGTCACCCATCTCACCAAGAACGTCATTAAGCTCTTCGTCAATGCTCTTCTTGCTGAGTGAGGTAAACTTAGAAGTGTCCTCCTTCTTGTTCACCAATTCCAATAGTTCCTCTATCGTCATTCTGATTTGTGTTTATGTAAAGTGAGTCCTTCACCTTACTAATTGCATAAATATACATTTTATATCGCAAAAATACGCATAAATATACATCTATCCAAGAAAAATCCATTATTTTTGCATAAACATACATAAAATATTAAACAAAGCCCCTAAACACCCCATTATCAACAGGATAACATGACAAAACTCTCACCATACCGCCTACGCGACGGCTCTCCTGTCTACACCCAGGAGTACATACAGTCTCTCCGAGACGCAGACAAACGCCATCCCGACCGGCTCAAAATCATAGACCAACGGGGAGGACAGGAACGTATGCTCGCCATCGACGCCGACATCAAAATCGTCGGAGGCTCCCGCGGCGGTAGTAAGAGTTTTAGTTCTCTCATGGAAGTCCTGAAGGACATCAAGAACCCAGACTTCCATGCCACGATACTACGAAAGGAGAAAGACGACCTTCAGTCCCTAATCTCCGATTCCTACAAGCTCTTCTCCCAGTTCGGCACATACAACAAGTCCCAGAACGACATGACATGGAACTTTGCCAGCGGAGGATGGCTTAAGTTCTCGTATTTCGAAGGAGCACTAAAGGATTTCGAGGAGCGCTTCCGAGGTCGTCAGTACGCCTATATCTGTGTCGATGAGGGTACACAGATACCGTTCAAGAAATTCAAGTTCCTCATAAAGACCAACCGTAACGCATCACAAATCCGAAACCGCTTCTGGATAACCTGTAACCCCGACCCCGAGTCATGGGTACGCAAGTTCATCGACTGGTGGGTGGACGAAGACGGCTACATCATACCGGAGCGTGACGGAGTCATACGCTACTGCTTCATGGACGGCGACACACCCGACTCTATCTACTGGGGAGACACACGCGAGGAGGTCTACGAGCAGTGCCGTGGCATCATCGACAAGCTCTGGAAACCCAGCTACGAAGAACTTGGCTATTCCAAGCTCGAGATGTTCATCAAGTCAGCCACCTTCATACGTGCCGACGTGTCCGAAAACATCAAGCTCATTTCCACCGACGTGTCTTATCTCGCCAACCTTGCGCAGCAGGACGAGGAACAGCGCATGCGCGACCTCGAAGCCAACTGGAACTGGAAGGCAGCGGGCGACGACATGATAAAGATGGACGACCTCGAAGCCATCTTCGACAACGCCGAACAGACCGACGACGGCATCAGACGAGCTTCTGCCGACATCGCTTTCACGGGAGGTGACAATTTCGTGATGTGGCTATGGGAAGGATGGCACTGCAAGGACCTTATCGTATTGCGACTCGATTCCAAGACACTCGTCTCCACCGTCGAGGCGAAGCTGCGCGAATGGGGAGTGGAGGAGTCCAATTTCACGTACGATATGCAGGGCATCGGACAGTACTTCAAGGGATTCTTCAAGGATGCCGTACCCTTCAACAATCAGGCTGCGCCATTGGCACAGTCACGAAAGGAGGAAGACGGCATAAAGTACCTCTACAAGGACCTCAAGTCGCAGTGCGCGTGGCTCTTCTACAAGATGGTAAAGGAACGGCGCATATCCATAGACGCCTCGCTGCTTGAGCGCAAGTATTCGGGAGACGGATTCGAGAAATGGACGCTGCGCCAGATCCTACAGAAGGAGCGAAAGATGCTCAGACGCGACGAGAACAGCAGCGACCGGGGATTCAAGCTACTGCCGAAGAAGCTTGCAAAGAGATACGTAGGACACTCGCCCGACTTCTTCGAGTCTTGGTTCTACAGGATGATTTTCAGCTTAACAAAGAAAAAACACAATAAGGTAAAAGGATTATGGAGATTTTAAAGGTAAGAGAGATTCTTGTCAAGAAGCCGTTCTTCGAGATTACGCCGGAGGGATACAAGAAGCACGGAGCGTGGACAACCAACATCAGAGAAGACGCAACGCCTAATATGCCGGAAGACTCTGTCTATCGCAACATAAAGACGCAGGCTGACTTCCTGCGCGAGTTCTATCCTACAGGACACCGCATCTTCGACACCAAGGAATATCCCGATATATGGAAGCAGGACCCCGACACTGGCAAGTGGTATCAGCAGCCCATCACAAGAACGGCGTTCGCCTTCCAGCAGCTCATCCACACGAAGCACGTGCTCCATCTTACGGGCAACGACGTGCAGTTCGAGCTTGCTGACAGCGGAGATGACAGCAGGGAGGAGGCTGACAAGGCTCAGAAATATCTCAATGTATTCAAGAAGGGATGGCTCATGCACGATATGGAAATACGTTTCTTCGAGGCCATCAGCGCATACATGAAGGTGGCAGACTGTGCCATCGTGGGCTATTTCGACGAGAACGGAAAATTCGGAACACGAACGCTATCATACGACCGCGGCGACCGACTCTATCCGCAGTTCGATTCACTCACCGGAGACCTCCTGTGCTTCGCAAGACGTTTCAGCGACTTTGACGACGAGGGCAACGAGATTACGGAATGGGTCGAGGTGTGGGACAAGACCAAGTTCTATCGCTTCAAGCGAAGCGTAGCGCAAGGCAAGACACAGAAGGTCATCACGTATGTAGCCAAGTTCTTCGGCATCGACGGATATAATCTCGTAGAGGAAAAGCCGCACAGATTCCCGTTCGTGCCAGTGGCTTACGCACGTAACGAGGACGGACCCTGTTGGTTCATGGTGCAGCACAACATCGAGGACTACGAGGAAGCCTTCTCTTATCTCTGCGAGAACAACAAGGCATACGCATTCCCCATCTTCTACGTCAAGGGAGATGGAGAGGACGTCAACATCATAGGGGATGAGGTGACCGGAGCCGTAAAGTCCATTGCGATGAACGACACGGACAGCGAGGCGGGATTCCTCAACGGAACGGATGCGTCCAACGCATTCGCCACACAGCTCAACAAGTCATACGACCTCATCTACGAGCTGTCATTCACCGTCAAGCCGCCTGAACTCAAGTCTGGAGACCTCCCAGGCGTAGCCATAAAGCTCCTCTATTCGCCAGCTCTTGAGATTGCCATGAACGACGCACAGAAGCTACAGCCGTTCCTCGACAAGCTCGTCACCATCTGCAAGTTCGGCATCGGTACGGAGGAGAATTATGTCGCCACAATGACAGGTCTTCCCATCAACGCATGGATATCACCATACACCCACGCCAACAAGACGGAGCTGATCACAAACCTCGCCACAGCCGTACAAAACCACTTCCTCTCCAAGCAGACAGCATCTGAACGCTGCCCCGACTTCCCGAAGAACGGAGAGTTCGAGCGCATTATGAGAGAGCAGAAGGAGGAAGACCAGCAAGACCTCCTCATGGATATGCAGCGTGCCGACAACGAAACCGAGAACGCCATAGAGCAGCAGGAAGCCACCGCCCGTATCAACAAACAGCAAAGCGGCTCCGACATCAACACGGGAGGAGGAAGAAAGGCAGGACGCCCCAACCGGTCAGGAAAAGACTGGGACGAGAACAATAATTACCCCGGCAGAAAAAACTGGGATGATTATAATCGCACACACTAAAAGGAGGCTCAGTAAGGCTTAGCAAGGCTCAATAACGGCGCCAGCCTCTAGCCCCGCCTATAGCCGCTAGAGCTGCCTATCACAAAAATTCCACACTATGTCAGCAGAATACGCCACACTTCGCTCCAAGGCGCAGCTCGCCTGCGAGTCACGCATCACAAAGCTCCTCTTCTCTGCCGCCAAGCAAATCACGCAGGCGGCAGGGAAGTACCGTCGCGGAAACGTCCTCTCCAACGAGCAGGCGCTTCTCCGCGAAGCCCAGACCATCACCTCAAAGCTCGCGGATGGCATCGAACGCCAGATCCATGACTACGCCGTAGCCGCCGCCACACACCTCAACGTCTCCTCGGAAGGAGTAGAGAGCTTCCTAACGTCGGAATATTATGGCAAGACATCGGCACAGCGAACCGCCATATACCTCCGTAACTTCGCCGAAGACATCGTAAGAATGTCCAAGGCAGGCATTATGATGGGTTACACCGACACGCAGCTCCTCTCATCCGTCCGCACCGGCTACAAGAATCCCTACCTCGCCTCTGTCATCACGAAGGCAAGGACAAAGGACATCAGCATAGCCACACCGTCCTACGGCAAAGGCATCTTCCATTCAGCCTTCCAGAACATAACAAGGAACGCCCGCCAGATGGTAGCCGTGGCATGGGGAATAGCCGAACAGCAGTACGGAAAGGAGTCAGGAGCCATAGGCTTCACAGTCCATAGAGGCAGCTCATATCCCTGCGCAATTTGTGATGACGAAACCGCCTACGTCCATCACTTCGGCGACCCCTTCCCCCCGTTCCACACCAACTGCGTGTGCTTCATAAAATTCATTTACAACAAAGATTAAATAGCCACACACTATGTCAGATTACACACTCTCAGTAGCCGTCCACTCTCTCAAGAAGAAGTACGGCATGTCAGACCCCGCTTACCTCATCTACGCCGACCTGCGGGCAGTAGGATGGTCGCAGCACGATGCTTGGGCGGTAGCCTTCAACGGCAAAGGACTTACCTGGCCGAAAGCAGAACTCCAAAAAGAAATAGCGAAGCTCGAAGCCCTCGACTCAGTACAGACACGCATCGCTGAACTGCAAGGACGAAACGCCCCTAAGACCGAGGAAATAACAGCCGAGGAGCTTACCAAGGAAACCTCCAAGGAGTCCATCCTGCGAAAGCTCGTAGCAGCAGAGCAGAAAGCCACGAAAGGCTCACCCGACTGGCTCAAGATAGTCTCCCTTATCGCAGACTACAACAAGATCAAGCAGGACGAGATAGACACCGAGTCCAACACCGTCCATTTCCACCTACCGGTCCAATACCCCAACCGCTGCGAGGAATGCCTCATCTTCCAAAACGGAATGGCAACAGCGCAAAAGAAAAAGAAATAGTTAACCAGTGTTAATGCAAGCTGCCACTCAAGGTAATAATAAAATAATATCGTATTTTTGCAATGGATGTTTCGTATAAGTGATTATTTACATGTTGTTTTGACAAGAAAAGCGACTACCAGTGATGGTAGCCGCTTTTCTTTTGCCCTTAGTCCTTCTCTGCAAAGAACCCGATTCCTTCCGAGTTGCCCTCGTCCTCAGGAAACTTCTTCCCCGCAACAAGCTCAAGCGTCTTGTTAAACATATCAGCAATAAGCTCGTCATTAAACGTGGGAAGTACCCCCACAGGCGGCAGATTCTTAGTCTCTGCCACCTCCATTATCACACGCAGCCCAAGTTCAAGAGCCGCCTTGTCCTCCACAATCTCAACAAACTTCTCAATCATATTACATCCTTAATAAAAGTTAACAATAAATATCACAAGCCTCCCTTCAAATACTCACCGAGGTTCACCTTCTTTCCCACTAAGCTACCCTCTTTCTGCTTCTTCCTCTGCCAGTCATCCCAAAGCTTGTCCATCTCTTCCGCCGTATGCTTCTTGCTACCGTCGGCGTTCTTGGCTTCACCCTTCGGGTACACCACAAGAGGCTGGTCAGCCACCATCAGCCCAATCTGAGCCGCCGTATAGCCCCACCAGTAGTCGTAAGCCCTTATACCGAACTTACGCTCAAAGAGGAAGCCGAACTTCTCGGCTAACGAGTAGGCTGCGCCCCAGCTTGTTCGGCTTGGATAGCTTTTACTTCCTCCTTTGTCATCGCCATCATCACGTCCGTCATCCCGGTCGCTAATATGGTAAGCAGAGAGCACGCTGTCGATGGAATTTTTTTTTTCGCCACATCCACCACACGAAGTATCTCCACCGCATTCACATCCTTAACATAGTACAGCCAGCGTCAAAGCAGCGCATAACGCAGACGTATCTTCCAGATGTTGTTAAGCAGCACCAAGGCACAAAGCTTGCAGTTGCGCTTCGCCTCGTTCTTCTCCTTCATCACCACATGCGTAAACCGTCGCACCGTGCCGTTGGTAAGCCACCCTATTTTCCTCTTCTTACCGAGAAACACCACATCTGTGCTCTCAGCAGCCATCACATCATCCAGAATCTTCTGAATATCCAAAGAGGGCTGCTCTATCTTCTCCTTCTCTTCCATTTCTTATTAATGTTTATCTTATCATTTCACATCCTCCTTGATAAACCCTACTTCCTCACCATAGTCCTTACCTGTCATCTCGGATATGATGAAGTGCTGTCTAAGGTCAGCCTCTGTCACGCCATACACCTCATAAGCAATACACTTCGGGGTCTTCTTCTTCACAAAGTGGCAGTCGTCCCACAACACCCTGCTGAACTTGTTGCTCGAAGGGATATCATTGTCGTCGAGGTTATTGTCGTTACAGAACTGCACGAAGCTCTCATAGAGCAACGACACAGGAATCCTCAGACCAATCTCGTTCGACACACGGCGCTGGTGTTTGATGTCGTAAGCCATCAGCCAGGAAAGCACCGGCTGGCTCTTCAGATAAGCCATGATACGATGCTTCTTCGAACCCTCTGCCTCAGGGAATCTGAAGTGACGCTCTCTGAGCTTCCTCTCACCTTCAAGCAGCCAGTTGAATACACCGGAAAGCTCCTTGTTGATAATCTTCGAAGCTAATTCAGGATCCTGCTTCTCCTTAGGCACGGTCACCTCGAAGTTCACATACTGCAAGCGGCGTATCATACCGAGAGACGTGTCGTTGCTCTCTGGCTCGCTGTTAAGACTGAAGATAAGGTAAGGCACAGAACGCGACTCAAAGACGTCCTCGCCTAACTTTCTGTAAGTAATAGGCTCGCCGCTCACAAGACGCTTGAACATACCCGTGTTCTTCTTGCCGAACTTGCGAACGTCAGAATCGCTCGACCAGTTGAAGATGGCGTTACGGATAGGATAACGGCCGCGCATGCCCTCGTCACCGTCGGCGGTCAGGTCGGCATAGTCCATCTTCGATATGCGGTCAGGACCGAACAGCGCACACATCACCTCGAAGATGACGCTCTTGCCGTTAGCACCCGAACCGATCATCATCAGACACAGCTCTATTTTGTTCACCACCTTGCCGTCATACACGTTAAAGGCATCACCACGCTGGACAAGACCAAGACCGAGGAACATCTGAAGGATGTCACGCGAGTCCTTGTCAGGAAGCACGTCCATAAGGAAGCGGTTCCACAACGGACACTTCGCCTTGGGGTCAAAGTCGTATGGATGATAGTACGTCACGTGATAATGCGGAGAGAACGGCATCGCCTCGGGCTTCGTCTTGCGGGATAAGGTGAAGTCCACAACTCCGTTTCTGAACGCCACGATGTCAAACTGAGGCACAAGAGTGTTATAGTTCTTTATCGTCGCGATGAAGATCTCTTTGCGAAGGCTCGTACGGTTCATCACCGGCGCCACACAGAGCTTCTCCAAAAGCAGCTGATACGCCTGTTCGATGACGCTCACGTCCACCACCTCGTATATCCTGCCATCGAACATATAGAACGCAAAGGCAAAATACTTCACAGGGCAGTTCTTTGCCAGCTCGCGTATGTTACGGCAGAAACGAGCCAACATGTCGTTATACTTAGCGCTGTTCGTATTGCCCCAGTCGCCACGAAGAGCCTGAAACTCATACTTGTCGTCCATGCTCATCGTGAGAAGCTGCGAGAACAGCATGTCGATATACTCGCCGCTACTCTTTGCCATCGCTGACCTCCTTTCCCGGCTCGTCATTGTTGCCAAGTACGTCCAAAGGCCCGTAAGTTTCCTCCATCTTGCCCACGGCTTTCTCTCCGGCACGCTTCAGATACTCCGTCAGAGCCTTGCACTTGTCTGCCTGATACTGCTCGTCACCCACCACAGAAGTGTCCATATACATGCTCGTAAACACTAACTTCGAGTTCTCGCCATCAACGCCGGTCACTCTCCAGTCTCCACGCCCGTCCTTCTTCACGTCAAGCGCCTCGATGGCGTCATAGACAGTAGTGCCAAGCATAAACTCCACAGCCCAGTCGCCGCCGATAGTCTCCACGCGGATATAGGGAAGCCCCGAACGGCTCAGCTTCTTACACATCTCCTTATTCGTCCCGTTCATTTCACGGAGCCGAGCCATATCCTTCTTACTCAAAGTCTTAACCTTCTTCATAATCAGGAAATTACCCGAATAAACCTTCTTACCAAAATCAATCATAACAATAATCCTTTATAACATTTAACAATAATTAATCATCACCAAGCAGCCCTTACAGCCCTAACCTCCTGCCATACTCCGCTATCAGCAGCGCATCGCACGTGTCAAGCGTCACCTTTCTGCCGAGCTTCGGAAACAGCTGCTGAGCCTTAGCCTTCAGCAGATTCTTCCATTCTCTCTTCGTGAACTTCCCCGAGCTGCCCATCTGGAACGCCTTCTCCCACTTGTTAGGGGTAACGTCCTCAGTAGGAATCTCCAACGCCAGAAGCGCCATCTGAAGATGACCGAAACCCTTGCCGAAGTTAAACATCGCATGAGCGCCGTTACCCGGCATACCGCCGACCCTCTCCAACATGCAGGCACTATCGTCCTTATAACGACGAAGAAAGTCCAGCAAGTCACGAGCAGTCCCCGGCATCTTCACCACCTCTACAACCGACCCGTCAGCCGAAAGCACTGCAATGCCCCCATGCACCCCAGGGTCAATCCCTATATATCTCTTCTCCATAATCATAGTCTCCTTTCGTTATCTTTATTTTTTTACGTTAGCGGTCGGTAGCGGTCGGTAGCGGTCGCTTCCTTCCAGAACTCGCAAGCCTCATCATCACCTCTCGCAAACTCCTCCTTCTCGCCTCTCCAACAGGCAGGAGGACTGTCAGCGTCCTCCTCCCGAAACATAACGCAGTCCCTGCACTTCATCAGCTTCCCTTCTCCTCTCCGCATTCCTCTTTCGCCTTCTGTGCAGCCCCTACCAACAGGTCAAAAAAAGCGAACAGCGCCCTATCCTGGTCAAGCCCCACCGCCCGTGACACATACGCCACAGTAACACCCGCGAAGTCCGCAATAGCCGACAATATCTCGTCGCCAGGCATCGCCCCGTCCGTCTCGTTAAACACCTCCACGAACTTGTCATAAAGAGCCATACGCTCCTTGCTGTAATCCTTCTTTCTTGCCATATCTTTGTTCTTTTTTAATTATGTCTATAATATCCCGCTCCTTAATTTTGAGAAACTGATAGAAATCTATTCTCTGGACACCTTTTACCCAGTGAAATTTGCTCAAATCAGCACAATAACAGTCTATTGATAGATCTATTACTGGCTCGGCGTAGTTATCGTCTGGAGCTTTGAACGATACCAAAAACCGCTTGTTTTCAAAGTTGATTTCTTCAACCATCCCGCAAACCATATTATCGTATTGGAAGACTCCGTTCTTAAAGTTTTCCCTTTCCTGACCTTCGAGGTTTTCTATGAAATATGATGCGGGCGCGATAAACAGATTCCCTTTGTAACATTTCATAAGCTATTCCTCCTTTAAGTTGTATTTTTGATAGAAATCACGGCAAAGAAAGTTGCTTACACGCCTTTTTAGACTGTCAGGAACTTTTGCAGACCAATCATGATTAATAAGCTTTTCAAAAGCGATAGAGTTATGCAAATCTATCATCTCCTGTCTGTCAGCATTATCAAGCACAATTTCTGTTGCGTATTTCTTAATGTAATCAGAAGCAACAACAACTTGAGCGCCAAACAACTCTTTGCAATAAAAAGAACATGTAACAAGGTCGTTGTTTACAAATTCTTCTATTTGCATCAAACCCGCGGGAGATTTTATATAGATATTACTATTGGGAATTCGTATAACAGACTCGCAGTTTTTCCAAAATATCAATCCTTTTTTTATCTTTAACTTCTCTATCATAAGCTATCCCTCCTTATCTTTAAATTCAACGAAATCCCCAATACCCAAACGAGCCTTGTTGATGCAAGACGCAATCCAGCCCATTAGGTAAGCGGAAGGCTCGTCACCGTGCTTCATGCCAATGGCATCCTCGATGGCATCACAGACGTGGGAAGCCTCATGGCAGCAGCAGTTCATCGACATATCCTTCCGGCAATGAAACGAAACAAGAACGCCTCTTCTGTTGTCGCTCTTTCTGAAAACTTCGTCATACGTAATGCCGCAATAATCCCTATCAGGAGCCTCGCACCCGTCAAAGCAGGAATCTATCAGTTCTTCCAAGTCCTCACCGACGTGTACCCAAAGTCTCAAAGGGTAGATTTCGTTTCCGTATTCGTAATATCCTTTCTTCTTCATATCTCAACTATTTATTATGTAATCTACCTATATGATACATAGAGCAAACCCTGCACAAGTAAGGATGCCAGCCAAGTGCCTTCAACTTCGGATTCTGATTCAGAAACTCCCAAGCATCATCCTCCGTATCATACCCAACCTTCTGCTTCCAAGAACTGCCCTTGCGAGTCCAATGGCGAGGGTCAGGACGGAATGTGGGAAACGGAGCCTTGTTACGATACTTCCCTTTACTCATAACGCTAATTCCTATAGTTGTTACCTACAATCCACACGCTCAGTCCCACATTCAGCAGGAGCATGAGGAAGACGATGATCCAGTACTGCCCGTCACTCAACTCCACCGACACATACTTGAAGTCAGAGAAGTCCTTGCGCTTCCATTCCTTCTGCACGATAGGCTCTATATAGGAGACAAAGGCGCAGAGGTCAAGACGATTGCTCATAAACCAGTCACGGCTCTTCACGGCAAGCACCGGCGAGTCACACCAGGAGAAAGCATCACTCCATGTCACGCGGTTGTTCCTGTCAAGCCCCACGCACACCACAAGCTCGTTCTTGTTGCCACCCTGCCAGTACGAGCGCTGCTTCTCCACAATGGATATCGGCTTGTCACGGAAGAACAGCAGATACAGACGAAACTGTTTCTGAGGTCCGTATCGCGCATTGAGCACACGGACGGCACGCTCCTGACGGGCGGAAAACTTGGCCCCGAGTATAGGGCATTGGTCGCGCAGCCATATCTCAGGATAGTCATACAGCCCGATACGGCGAGCCTCCTCCTTGCTGATATCCTCAAACTTGAACACCGAGCGCGAAGCCTTCACCTTGTTCTCGTATTCGTGCTCACGGGTTACAGTGTAGAGTGTAACGTCACGACCGTCCCACGGATAGTCGTAAGCGTCGCCGTCACGGGTGTAATAGCTGCGGTGCATGTCCACGAAGACAGGAGAAGCAGCCAAACGCTCTTTCATAGCAGAGAAGACGTCACTTGAGCAGTCACGCTCACGTCCGGAATGGTCGGAATAAGCCCATTTCTCAGAATGCTCCTCTGTCACGTAGTAGGTCTCGGTATGAGTGTTGCCCTTTGAGTCTGTATAGGTACGGGTGTGTGCGACACGCTCGTTCCACGGCTCATAATAGCGTATCTTCGTGACATAACTGCCAAGATACTCCGTATCACTCGACTCGGCACGCTTGAACGTCCACAGCAGACCTACGCCCACAAGCAGCGACGGGACGATAAGCACAGCGTGCTCCCACCACGTCGTCTGCTCACGGAAGAATATCAGCAGGAAAGCCGACACGAAGAAAGGAAGGAGAAAGACAAGGACCTCCATAAGCCTACTTCTTATTGCCGAACAAATCCACGTCGTTGTCCTCGCCCTCAATCATCACCTCCTTCGAGCGCGACGACGAAATCACCTTATACTCTATCGGCATCGTGTTCGACACGAACCAACGCGCAGGATAAGTACGAGTGAGCGTTTCATGTTCACGGATGATGTCAAGCATACGCTCCTGGGCGGTCTGAAACTCCGAGCGCTGTATCTCTATCGACTGCATGAGGTCACGATATAGCGACACGTCGAAGTTAGGGTTGCTCTCCTTTATCCATTTCATCATCGTACCCTTGTCGTTCTGGTAACGACCGGCGATGAGCTGCGGATAAATCTTCTCGAAAGTCCCCTTGTACTCGTCAGTCACCTGAGCCTTCTGCTGGATGATCTTCCACATCTTGTCATGCACGCCCTCAATCTTGCCACGCTGAGCCTCAGCCTGCTGACGAAGCGAAATCTCGCGGTTGTTGTAACTGAAATAACCCGCCACCAACGTACCGATGATGATGGCAAACACCAGCAAAGCCGATGCAAGGATAATGTTCTTAGTATTCATATTCTCTATAATTGATTAATGATTAAAATAAACTACCTTCAGCCTCCACATATCCGAGACGCTTCAGCATCTTGCGGATATAGTCCAAGCCACGCTGATACACGAGAGTCTTGATGTTGATCCTCGTCTCACCGCTCGGAACCGTATACTTCTGCTCGATGGTCCTGAAATAACCGCAGTCTATGTATCTCTGGTAAGGCACGTTGCCGCCGTTGAGAATGCCCTGCTCACGCAAGATGCAGAACAGCTTGTTCCTGCCGACATTCTTGAAGTGCAGAGTGTTCGCGATAAGCTTCATCTCAATCGCAGTCTTGCTCTCAGCAACAGCATCAAAGAACTCCACCTTTGGCTGCTGCACCTCAAGCTGCTTCTGCTGAGCCTCTATCATCTCCTGCTGCTTGGCAGCAAGCATAAGAGCCTGAGCGAACGACTGAGGAACTCCGCTACTCTGGCGTATCTGCTGTTCCATGGCGTTAAAGGCATTCATATACTCCAGCTTGAAAGCCAAAGCCTTCGCCCCCGTAAAGCCCATAGCCAACAGAGTAAAGCCGTCCCGGTTCATCACGTAGAGAGGCAGCTTCTTCACACCGCCACCAACAGGCATCGGCTGCTCTACCTCCGTTAGAGCAAACATCTTCGCAAGTTGCTGATTCTCAACGTCAAGTTTTTTTTCCGCCGACGTCTTTAAGATTCTTCTAATAGCCTCAAGAACATTCTTATGCTCCTTGCCAAACTTCTCCGCAACAATCGCACTCGTTGTCAGCGCCTGATTGTCGCTACTCCTAAATACAATCTCTTGCATATTATTAGATTTAAAGTTGCAATTATTTCTTTGTTTTGTCAAGTTCAATGATTGTAAGTACCGCGTAGTTGGCGAGGTCAAGCAATGAGTCTCTCATACTCTCGCCCTTCACCTTCGCCTCGTCAGACATCAGTGACTTCACACGCTTCAACTTCTCTGCCATGTGTCCGTAGGCGTATGTCATGCCGCACTCCGCAAACAATTCCGAGAAACTATTGCCGTAATCGGAACTTTTAGCCTTGAAGGTGTCGTACATGCCGTTGGTAATGTCGCGGAAGGCATCGGCATCTCCAGTTGGCTGCTTAGTAAACGCGGAAGGCTTTGCAAGAACGCCAACTGGGTCAGAGGTAAATCCGTAATACTCCATACGGAATCTTTTACAGCCGCTACGACTGCCGGCAAAAGAGGTGTTGTACGCCCAGTTGTTCTTCGGGTTCTCCGTACTGAAAATAGGGTAGAGATTAGCGTCGATGGCACGTCTTCCGTGTTGCATCACGTCGTACAGGGATATGTAGAGCGGTTTCTTCCCGAGCGCATCGCTGCGCACCTTGATGTACTCGCCGAACCATGCGCAATGCGGGTCTTTCTTATCGGCGAAGCTTATCAGTTTCGGACCGACGCAAACCTCGAAAAGCGGCACTTTGGGTGTCACATAGTTTTTGTCTCCGTGCGGAGTTTTCAGCGTTGTCAGATACTGGATAGACTCACACATATCCGTAGCACCTCGAAAGCTCGCTACTTGATACTTCCTCCTGATTATATCGTTGGGCATCCTAAACTTCAAGCCCTTCTTAATGTCCTCTCTGTTAATCATTGTTACTCCTTTCTTTGAACGGTACCCATATCTCCTCCATCTCTTCACAACCGCATAGCAGCCATGCCACAAAACGCAAAAGTTAAAAACTTTAACATTCAAACCACACCAGACTATCCAGCAAGACTATTGCACAGCAAAAGACAAATCGCTAACTTTGTCCCCGCAATAAGACCTATCACCATAAGTCTTGCGCTATAAACCATAACAGCTATAAGCTATATGTCATAAGACCTACTGGCAAGCCTTCTTACATTGTTCACGCAAAGCCGTTCCAAGCTATGCAGTTCCCAACAAGACTTATGCAGCATCCGATGCAGCTTTTTCCCCCTATATGTCGGGTAGGTGCAGCTATTCTGCTTAAATCCCTATACCCTACATACACGCACACACAAAGATACGTAATAATAATCCTTCAATACTGCACTATACCGATAAAACAACATAATTTGCTGCATAATTCCCTCCATACGATGCAAGATAAGCTGCATCATTACAAAACGCATCATAACAATGTTCCCGACACCCGACCATACGACCCCAACCAAAACCCAAAAACCCAATATGTATATATATGCAAGTTAACAGTCGTTCACAGTCATTCACAACGAATTAACACGCAGTATTAATATTCACTATTTATGCACCATCAAAAGACCCAAAAGGCAAATATAAGGTGTTAATTGTCAGTGAGTTAGAAAAAAAAGAAAAAATTTTCAGGTGAAGTGACTATAAAGCGCCAAGCGTCCGCTGGAGGGGGTGGGTGGGGTCATTTTGTCCATATTATATGGTATAATATTTGTTAAAACGCTAATTTGTAATAATTTCAATGTTTCACGCTCTGTCATGTTATTATTTTTTGTAACTCGTTGATTTACAACACCTTGTATCATTATATTATTTTCTTTGACTGAATATTT